CGTGGCATGGCAGAATGCCGAGGGATTTCATCACCAGCCGGATGGCGGCGACGAGCTAACCGAGGCCTCCGCTAAACGGATTGCGCGCCGGAAAAATGACGATCTCCGCTGAACCCGTCTCGGCTGCCCGACCAGCACAAGGGGTCCCGAACAGGAGCAAACATGGAAACTTACAATCTGATCGCGAAAAACAGAGAAGTCGTATCGGTGTATTCCGATGACACTTTTACATTCGCGCTCGGCTCACCAGAGATCGAGAGCGAGGAGTCCACCCCGCAAATGCTAGCGGATATCTTTCCCGTGGAGGAACTGGAGCGCCTTCCCGAGTGCGCTAAGCGTGATCGTGCTATTGAGATCGCCACAAGGGTCGCAACGTCGCCATCGCCGAGCCGCTGCGCTCGATTGGCAATTCTATCGGAGGCGAAAATGCCCCCCTCTGAACTCGCCGCGCGCGAGGATAGCGCGTACGCCCCCGGCGCCGGCGACGTGGAGGTGTTACGTGGGTAAACGAAAGATTCGCGTCGTCAGGACCGACCAGAAAAACGACAAGTTCATGGCGTGGGCCGGAGACGATTCACGAGGCTGGGGAGGGACGCTTCACGAAGCCATCGTAGAACTACTTGTCAACGATGGCGACATAGAAGTAATTGAGGTGGAAAATGGCCAGTGACCTGGTCCCAGTTTGCGTGCCGAAAGCTAACACGCCGACCCCGATGGAGATGATCGCGGCCATCGCCCGCGACCCGAGCATCCCTGTGGACCGTATCGCGGCTTTGATCGGCCTCCAGGAGCGCATGGAGGCGCGGGACGCCGAGAAGCAGTTCAACGCCGCGTTTGCTGCCGCCATGATCGAGATGCCCAAGGTGGTCAAGCGCGGCGTCAAGGACATGGGCAGCAAGGGCGCGATACCCTACGCCACCTACGAAGACGTTGACGCCGCTATCAGGCCGATTGAGATGCGCCACGGCTTCGCCCGGTCCTTCTTAACGCGCCCCATCGACAAGCCCGGCTGCGTCATGGTGCTGCGGTTGACACACCAGGCCGGCCACAGCATCACGTCGGAACGGTACTGTCGGCCGGATCCGGGCCCGGGTCGTAACGACACCCAGGCCGAGGGCAGCGGCGAGAGTTATGGACGCCGCTACCTAACGCTGGCGGTCTGGAATATCGTCACGGTGGGCGCCGACGACGACGGCGACTCCGCGGATCCGATCACGGACGAGCAGGCACTCGACATCCGCACGATGCTCGATCACCTGGCGATGACGCCGCCGCAGGCCGAGAGGTTCTGGGCCTGGGCGGAAGTGCCGAGCAAGCGGCCCGAGGACATTCAGCGCCGCCAGCACGAGAAGGTTCGCAAGTGGCTGGAGGATCGGTGTAAGGGAGGCAAACAGTGAGATACTTTCGCATTTATTACAAGGTGGCTGGCGGACACACTCGCACGCGCTGGTTCACCGGTGGCAACCGGACGGCGGTATTTGGCAAGTGCGGGGATCTTACCTTCGTTAACGACGAATGGGAGGAAATACGGAGGGTCCTGGAACGTGGGGCGGCAGAGCATGACAACGTGCAAATAAAAGAGGAGTGAGGTGTGAAATGAAGGAACAGATTTACGATGAGCGGATCGCTCCGCTCATGAAGCAGATAATTGCGACCTGCAAGGAATACAAGATCGCTTTCCTTGCCGATTTTTCCCTTGACGATGATTTACACTGCACAAGCGCCGATCTCAGGGACGATCACGAGCCAGCCGAAAACCAACTGAAGGCGTTTGAGTTACTGAAGCCAAAAGCTCCGCCGTTCGCCATCACGATAGAGACGCTTCCAGACGGTCATCAAAAGATAGCAATGCGGAGGATTCGCTGATGCCTAACTACCGCTTCGGCATCATGCAGGGATCGGAGGAATGGCTCGCGATCAGGCTGGGCATTCCGACCGCGTCAGAGTTCGACCGCATCATCACACCGAAGAAGCTGGACCTCGCCGCGGCCAGCAAGGCCTACATGCACAAGCTGCTCGCCGAGTGGATGTATGGCGCGCCGCTGGAGGCGTTTGTCTCGCCGTGGATGGAGCGTGGCACGGCGCTGGAGTCCGAGGCCGTCCGCTATTACGAGATGGAGCGCGACGTCGAGACGCAGGCCATCGGCTTCGTGCTCACGGACGACGGCATGGCCGGGGCTTCACCGGACCGTCTCGTGGGCGACGACGGGCTGCTGGAGCTCAAATGCCCGGCGCTCGAAACGCACGTCGGATACATGCTCGATCCGGCTTCGCTCCTGGCTGAATACTGGATGCAGGTACAGGGGCAATTGTGGGTCTGTGATGATCGCGATTGGTGCGACGTGATGAGCTACTACCCCGGCTTCCCGTCGGTCATGTGCCGCACGCACCAGTCTGACGGCTCCGACTGCAAGTGCCGCGAGCACATGACGCAGTGCGCTTTGAGCATCCACATTCCGGCCTTCGTCGAGACCATGCTAGCCGCCCGCGTGAAGCTCACCCAGGCGTACGGCGAGCTCCGGCGCGAGCGCGTCTCGGCTGGGCAGCGCGTCGAGGCATCTCGCGCGGCGTTCGATGAGTTTATGAATTCCCCCATCGGAGGTGTGGTGTGAAGATGTTCGTCTGGGAGGGCTACGGGGTTCTCCAGGATTACACCTGTGGCATGATTTGCGTGCTTGCCGAAAGCCTTGAAGACGCGCATCGACTAATCAAAGAAAAATGCTGCGACGCCGAGGGGTCCTATCCGCCCAGCCAATTCAAGGTGGTGGAAAATCCCGAAGCGTTCGTTTGTTGGGGTGGTTCATGAGCGCTAATTATCGACAACCGGGGAAACCGCTCTCAAAAGCATCGAATAAAAGGAGAAGGAAATGGAACGTCTACAGGAAATAATCGGCCTGACTGTCATCTTCGCCGGATCTGTCGTTGCCAGCGCGCTAACCATCGCGGAATGGCTGGCAATCCGGCGGGAGAATGAGAGCAAACGGCGCGAGCAGCGGCTGCGGCGCCTTGAGAACGTAATCACGGGGAGCGGAGGATCTCATGTTTGAGCCGCTTCCTGACCGCGCCTCCAACTCCGGGCCCGAGCCTTCCTGGCCTGCGGATTGGCGCGATTGGCTATGTATCGCCGAAGAGGATATCGCTGCAGCCCGGCGCATGGAAATCGATATCCAGTTTGACAGCAACGCGAAGCGTAACCGGGTCCGGATCGCGGCTATCAACGCGGCCATGGACGCGCTGATAGCCGCGAAGGAGTTGCTGTGTAAGGAGTTGCCGTGCAAATAGCCACGCAGGAGGAAGTATTGCTCGTCGCAGCGATGGCACGCCAGGCGCACGACGACGCCGACCTGATCGACGGCGCGGTCCTCACGGAGTGCGAGGCCCGCGCGCTCTGGACGCTCGAGGCGCTGGGAGTGGGAAAGGAACTGAGTTAAATGGCTTGCAAGTGCGTGAAATGCCTGGACTGTAACGGACTTGGGCAAGTGGAGTACAGGACCGGCTCCTATCCAGAGACGGATTTGGAGACTTGCTCTACCTGCCGCGGCTCTGGTGTATCAGAAAAGTGCTGGGAATGCGAAGACTTCAGTGAGGATTACTAAATGGAAAATCATGATATCAATCCGACCGAACAGTACGACCCGCTCGGGCGAGATAAGCCGGCGGAAGACCCGGACAACGTGCTGCCGATGGATGATGCGGTGGCAGAACTGGACGGTGACGAATGTCCGTTCTAGGACCAGGATCCGGCATCGCGCGAAAGAGCCGCTCGGACAAGGGCGTCATCCGCAAGTCCACACTCGACACGTTCTGTGATCTGTTCCGCCGGATGTCGCCATCGGAGCAGGCCACCGCGCTCGAAGTGCTTCGCCAATTGCAACGGCTCGGCCATGCCGGATACGAAAAGGAGGACGCGAATGAGTCAAACACCGATGCTCAACAGCATGGACGAGAGGATGCTTAAGTCGATGGGCATCTCACCCGCCGATGCGCACAACGAGTGCATGGTCCGCTGGATCGAGGAGCGCTCGAAGCGGTGCATCGCCGAGGAGTCGTGCATCAAGAACGCGCAGGCTTACGAGAAGATCCGCGAAGGGCTGGAGACCGAAGCGTGGAAGTGGGAGCGCCGCTGCTGGCGCCTCGCGTTCATTCTCGCGATTGTGTGTAGCTGGCTGCTGGTCATGGTGTTTCGGAGATGAAAATGACAACAGAAGAGATTTACGCAATTGCACCAAACAAGGATGGATGGCGTGTTTTACCTTCCGGCAACGGGGTGAAGCTCGGCAACGAGGTGACGCTCGGCGACTGGGTGAAGCTCGGCAACGTGGTGAAGCTCGGCAACGTGGTGAAGCTCGGCAACGGGGTGACGCTCGGCGACGAGGTGAAGCTCGGCGACGGGGTGAAGCTCGGCAACGGGGTGAAGCTCGGCAACGTGGTGAAGCTCGGCAACGAGGTGACGCTCGGCGACTGGGTGACGCTCGGCGACGGGGTGAAGCTCGGCAACGGGGTGAAGCTCGGCAACGTGGTGAAGCTCGGCAACGGGGTGAAGCTCGGCGACGTGGTGAAGCTCGGCGACGGGGTGAAGCTCGGCAACGGGGTGAAGCTCGGCAACGGGGTGAAGCTCGGCAACGAGGTGAAGCTCGGCGACGGGGTGACGCTCGGCGACTGGGTGACGCTCGGCAACGGGGTGACGCTCGGCGACGGGGTGAAGCTCGGCAACGAGGTGAAGCTCGGCAACGGGGTGACGCTCGGCGACTGGGTGAAGCTCGGCGACTGGGTG